GAGGGTGCCAAATAGGGCCCCGAGACCCCCGCCGATAAGAACGCCGATGCCTTTATCTCCTACATACTTTATAACGTTTTTTACGGCCCTCTCCTCGGTAGAGTCCAGCTCGCCGCTCTGCAGGAACTCGTCCATTTTTCGATAAAACTTTTCGAGGAGCCCAGTTTTCGTGCCAACATCCTCCAAAAACTCTCCGACCGTATATTCCTCTAAGCAATCAGAGCCTTTGCACGCCTCTTCAAGTTGCTCATCGCGATAAGATCGCCAGTTCTCCATTATGAGTTGCATCTCGCTCATGGATTAATACCTATTACGGAGGGGATAGTAGTAGTAGCCGGGACGCATGGAACCCTTCGCAGCGTATTGCGGGACTTCGCCATATTCGGTAGAATCGCGATCATCCGGCTGCGTGTACATATCTTCGAGTTCCTTCTCATACTCATCAGCAACTCTCTCATGTTCGGCTTCATAAGCCAGATACTCTGCCACCACATATACTGCAGCTTGCAAAGGGTTGACTTGATCGTTACCAAACAAAGTCCCCTCAAGAGAACGGAAAACATTTCCCCCCTGGATGGTTGAACGGTCTACAACCCCCTTGTCAGAGAGTAACTCCAGCAACCGATTTTGATAGTCATATACATCTTCTGTCGAGGAAGCCTTAGGAAACGTAACAATCTTCATCTTGTCGGGCATCACAGCAATATCAATTTTTAAATGATCCATAATAAGTAAAGAACCATCAAGCGCTTTACGAGCGTTGAGTTCTACGGTTGCTTGCGGTCCGCCGACAGAGATTCTAATCATTTGCCGCGAGCTCCTCAACCAATTCTTGAGTTTTTAAGATTTTATTGAGATCAGTACTGGTAAATTCCCGGTGACGAAAACTTTCCAAATACTTCAGGACTCCATCAACTTTGGTAACAATAAGCGGAGCTGTATTCTCATTTACCTTTTGGGTCAAAGTATTTTTAAGTCGAGAGAGCTCTTCGTTAAGATAAAGACGCAACTCAAACCCATCATCTCCAAAACTAGTGATGTAATGATTTAATAACTCTTTTTGCTCCTGAAGCAAATCTGTGTACTTTTCGTTGAACTTTTTAATGAAAGAGTTGTAGGTTAGATTATCCAAGGACTTAAGCTCTTCGTCGCCGGAGCGCTCAGTCTTGGCGCTCATACGGTCAACAATCGCCTGCTCAAATAAAACTCTTTTCTTCACCGAGGTTTTAGGATTAAAGATAGCACTAACAGAAGCCAAAGACTTAAAATTTGGAACAAAATTTCCCCACATGTCCTGGCCTATTCCTTTGTTGATGGCCGCGATGATCTTAGATTGCGCATCAAATATGGTATTTTCATGCAGTCGGTCATGTGCTAATTTAGTTTCATGTAACAAGCGCGCCGCAACCTTGTCCTGTACATTTTGCGTGTCCAACAAAATCTTATAAAGTTCCAATTCGGTTGCTAAGGGGCTCCCCTTCATAAAAAATTCTTTCAAGATAACCACAGCTTTTCCTTTCACTGCTGTGTCTTTGTGCACAATAGCCTTCGTTAGCTCTCTAGAAAGAGTTTCGTATATAAACGCTGTGTTTCTCTTCTTATTGTGTTTCATCTTTTTCGGCCTCTTTTTTCTCCATCTGCTCCACAAGTTTACGAACTCTTGTGGTATTTTCCATCAATTTTCTCTCGCTTTTATTATAAATAGATTCATGACGACGTTTCACACCAAATGTTGAACCTGGCATGTCGCCATGAGGGTTCCCGATAGATGCACCGGTGCGTGAGCGCTTGCTACTATAAGTAACTGTCTCGGGGCTGTGTTGGCTGAGGGTTGCGCGGCGACTACCTCCGAGATGGCGGCCATCTGGGCCGTCGTCGCGGCGCCCAGGAGCTTGTAGTAAAGCTGTTTCACCGGGTTCTACCGGGGGTTCAGTACCCAAATCAAGTTCGCCCCCTTCTCCTCCGGGGGCGCCCCCCAAGTCGCCCTCTAGGTCGCCGCCTAGGCCCAGGTCTCCTCCTGCCCCGCCTCCAAGACCGAGGGTATCAACGGCGCCACCCTCTGTAATGGCTTCCAAAGCCTGCTGATACTTACGGTCATAAAAGGACTCGCGTTGGTTACGTTGAATTTCATCATCCGAGAGCCCAAGAATATTGTGACCCACCCAGCGCTTGCTGTATGTCCCTTCGGGAACAGCGTTGGCCGTCTCAAATTTGGTTCTCATATACTCTAACTGTTGCAGTTCGGCAAGGCGCGATGGATTATTGAGTTTCAAATCAAAACTTATTAAATCATCTCCACGGAAACCCAAAGTGTATAAATGAACAATAGCAATCTTTTCAAGCTCAGATATCACAGAGCGCTGGAGCCTCTGGATGGTCCTCGCGAACCGGATATCTTTTTGGGCTAACGTTGTTTTGTCTTCGCTATCGCCCTCAAGATTAGTAAGATAAGCCTGAGGGATTTTGATGGCGGCAAACAGCTTGTCTCTGAGATATTTAACGTCTTCAATATCATCCAGAGATTTGGCGCCCGGAAGTGAAGTAATGTCGGATCCCACACCACCGCGCATGGGGATAAAGTAATCTTCCTCTAAAGAGAGCGGATTATAACGAAGGTCAACGCGGCCGGTTGTTGCATCAACTAATTGATTGCGCTTCATCTCAGTTTTTACTTTTTCCATATATTGGGATACATCTTGTGGTGGGATGTTTCCCACATCAATCTTAAAGATACGGCGCTCAGGTGCGCGAACCACACGATAGGCAATCATGGCATCCTCTAAAAGAACCAATTGACGCCAGATTCGGCGAGCAGGATCAAAAACGGAAGTCCCATAAGGAGCATGACGATCGTTTCCTAAAATACGAAAATGAGCAACCTGCCAATTCTCAAACGTCATGCCGGCGCCATTCCACTGATACTGAACATAGTTGGGATTTGTCGGGTCTTGCCCCTCCAATCTTTCCACTTCATTATTGGGGAGACCGACAACCGAGGTTACTCCTAGGTTCTCGTCTATATCTAAATACAAAAAGAAGTCGCCGTATTTGCACATTGAGCGGGCCCAGCCAAAAGCATTAAATTCAATATTCAAGGCGTCATAAAAAAGAGTATTAAGAATAGTCTTGATCTCTAGATTCATACATGAAATATTAAGAAGCCTATCATACTCATCAGAGGTTGACATCTCATCGGCAAAAATATCTAAAGCCGATGCAAGTTCTGGCATGTACTCCATCTGCTCAAAATCAATATACCGCTCGGCTCTATTCTGATTTCGGAATGCTGCGGATGTATATAAGTTATAGTTCTGAGACATGTTGCTATCATGTCTTTTAAACTCTTGTCCGCTCATAGAACGGAATCTATAACGATACTTATCTAAATTAGAACGACGATCCTGGCGCGCTATCTGGGCACGATAATTAACAATGGGGCCCGACAACAGCCGCGTGAGCCTCTTAAATAACGGGGCTGCTGGATTTCTTGGGTTCTTCTCGTCTCGTGCCATCTCTATCCCTTAATAAGAGCCAGATATTCTTGATTGAAATCGGCTCCCTCTATTGTGCGATTATTTTCTTCCGTCATTTTGTGTCCCTGCATACCTGGAATGGTCGTGGAAATATCAGTTTTTGATGTAGAAATAGAAGATATGAACTGTTTACTGTATTCTATATCTTTTTGACTTTCTATAATCACAGTATCCCTTACCCAACATCCAATAGCAAACGACATAACTAAATCGTCGTTATAACTTCGCATAGCCTGTGGTCGTCCTGCGTGCCAAATGAACGTTTTCATCTCAGAAATCAGCCGATTAGAGTTAATCTTAATTAGTTTGTTCCTCATAAACTCTTCCATCTTGGCCACAATAAGCGGACGCGTCTTGGAAGAGGTTGTAAAGCCTGGTAGAACATTAGACTGCCATTGTGCACTTAGTGGGTCAACGTATTGGTGATCTCCCTTTCTCGAATGATATATATTAGAATACCCTTTATCAAGCAATTTTTTAAGTACTGCAAAGCCTATATTGTTGTTTTCTATAACTAACATAGGATTTCCGTATTCACCACACACATTAAACAAGATATCAGCAAAGTCGTCTGGCGTAGGCTTTCCGACATATTCAGCAACCACCTCCATTGATTCTAGGTCTATCACATGAAATGCGCTATTATCTTTCCCATCGCCACGAGCAACGTCAGCGGCGATCAAATATGGTTTATCGGGACTATGTTTTTTCCAAATCCAATAGTTTCTATCAAAGCCGGTTCTATATTCCGGAGCCTCAGTTCTATCCAAATACCACTGGATATCATCCGGATGGATCACGGTCTCCCCCGATACGTTAAAGTTGCATTCTAGCTCTTGGGCAATCTGACGTTTCGACATGTTCCTGGTTTCTTTTTCAAACCAAGCCTTATTCCTGTCGGGATGAGCGTCCCACAACAATGTTGTCATATAAAAATCATTCGTGCCGGCTTCTGATTCCACACAATTTTGATGAAACCAGTTTCCCACCCCATTAGGAGTGGAAAGAGCGATGCACCGACCGCCAGTTGATAGGGTGGGATATAGGGCAGTCCACAGCTCACCAAGCTTCTCGACGTGGGCGGCCTCATCAATTACTAACAAGGACAAAGCTTCTGAACGGCCTGCATCCCCAGAGGTAGAGGAGCCTTTAATTTGTGACCCATTTGATAATTCAAACGAGGTCCTATTATCCACAGTAATAGAAGCAATCTGCATCCACTCGGGCAAATTCTTAATCAAAGACTTTACTTTTTTAACAAGATTGGTAGCGGTCTGCTGTTTGGTGGCCACAACAAGAATATTTTTATCCCGATGGAATAACATCAGCCAGCTAATATAAGCAGCAGTAATTGTAGAAATGCCGAGCTGGCGCGCTTTCAAAATAATGTTAAAACGATAATCGTTAAAATCTTTCAGCAGATCTTGCTGATAATCATAAGCTTTGAAAGGAATTGTTCCTCTTTGAGGATGGGAGATACGCCCATAGTTCATTGTGAAATAGGTCGGGTCTTTTCCCGCTTTGACTATCTCTTTTAGTATTTCTTGCTTAGTAAGGGCGTTCCCCATAACATCTGTTACTTGCCTTTGCGGGTATCATTAGATGGGCGTTTGTTTCCGGGGCCGAGGGCCAACCAATCTTTGATAGCGCTATCTAGACGATCGTCGTCGGAGCCCTCATTTACCTCAACCACGTCTTTTAAGCCTCCAATCAGATAGTCACAATGAGCCTGTACATCAGTGCGATAGTTGGACATGCGCTGCACTAAAATATGATGTTCACCCTCTATAGTAAGAGTCAGAGTGTTGCCAGTAATTGCCTTATACTCTTTCTTCAAAAACTTTACAATTTCTTGAAGACGTCCTATAATGTCGTCTTCAAACCCGTTGGCTTTGACTTCTTTAATACGTGTTTCAGCTTGATAAGTCAAGCGAAGAACTGGGCCGTGGAACTTAACATTAAAGCCATCCATTACACGACGGTCATGAATATAATGACCGTCCTCCCTCTGAAGCCCGGCGCAGCGGGCTTTGCCGTCCGCTTGCAGGGACTCTTCGTGAGCACCGTCCCACGCTGCATTTGCTGCAGCCTGATTGATTCCTTGAATAATTTCTAATACTGTCGCCATGTTATTCTTCCTTATTTGGTCTCCAGCCTGCCGCCCATCGCTCTTCTCTATCCGCAACATATTGTATATAACATTTAAAGCATGCTTCAAATTTATTCATATACAAATCATCACGGGGATGAAAAGAATATTTTTCACAAACAGGACACGTCCTATTATGGTCTCTAGTAAGTAGTTTTTTATTTATTAAAAATCCGTCTTGTTCTACTTTGTCTTGGGTTTCGGCTAATTTAGCAAATTTCTGTCGTTCTTCCTGAGATTGAGCAATGTACTTCTTCTCTTTATCCTCGTCCCAAAAGCGGTGCGGATTATTAATTGTTTCTTCGCCATACTTTTGTGAGATGGCCTTTTCNANTTTNGCAATATATTCTTGTTTATCTTTATCCATTATGGGGGCACATCCGTATCAAAGCCGGAAGTTGCGCTCCAGCCCGGTGTTGTTCCCTCATAGGCGCTAGCATTTCCCACCCCTTGAACGTCAGTCACGGTAGTGCCGGTGCCCCCATTGTTGTCACCCATTCGCCACCACGATAGAAGAGAACTAGAAAGCGACAAATCGCCGGGAGTTCCTCCATTATATATATCGGTAACATTCGCATCAGTTAGGGCCTTAGTCC